TCAGAGAAACGACAAAGGCGAAAACCTCAAAGACTCCTGAAGGTGATCCGGTGAAAGGTGCGCATATCGCATGGTCACTGTCACAGCTGAATGGCCTAGTATCTTCTGCAAGGTTAGGATATTCCCGCCATTCATCATGAAATGACTTGCGAAGCTATGCCGCAGCACATGAGCAGCTTGGCCTTTGGGTAGCTCTATCGTTGTCTTCTCCAGCGCACGCCTGAATGCACCAATAGAGCTGGTGAAGGGTCCGTATACCTTCCAGTGTTCTTGGAGGCGTTGCTCCAGGTCCTGAGATATCGGTACGGTTCGAACCTTGCCGTTCTTGGTGTTGCTGAACGTCACTGCCCTGTTCCGAACCGATGTGGGTTTCAGGTTCTGAGCTTCAGACCACCTTGCCCCAGTTGCCAAGCAAACTAACACAATCAGTTCCAGGTGAGGGTTAGCCCCTGCCGATCGGGAGCGGATAACCTCCAACAACTCACGAATCTGGTCCTGAGTCAGCCAGGACAATTCCCTCTGTTGCAGCTTGAGCGGTTTCACCTTGGATAAAGGGTTTTCGTATTTCACCTGGTCTAAGGCATAAAGCTCGTTGTAAACAGCACGGATGTACGTCAATTCATTGTTCAGGGTCTTATCAGCGATACTTGAGTCAGAGCGTTTACGACGATCTATCATGTAGGCCGACGGGGTGAGCTTGGCTGCCACTGGGTCTTTCAGACGCGAAGCCATACACAACAATGCTCTTTTACGACGCTCGCCGTCTCGAAGAGTGTGGCCATGCAGGTCATACCATAAGGCAACGAGTTCACTGAGTTTGCGTTGATCCTTGGTTCTGGGTGACCATTCGGGGTCCTGGATGACTTTTTGCCGACACACTAATTCGAACCGTTTAGCGTCAGCCTTCGCTTTGAACGTCTTGCGAAATCGACGACCTTTAACCGGCTCAATGTCCACTTTCCAACGACCATCTGGTAAGGATGTAATTGCCACTATGCGGCCACCTTGCTCGTTAGCCTTCGTTCCAGTAACCCCCGCTCAATCATGTCGAACAGGTCTGTTTTGGTAATTTCTCTGGCCTTGATATACCCCATCAAATCACGCCAGAGACCGGACTTTTTTAGGCAGCTCCAAGCCTTCCGGGCAGTAATGTTGTTCCTGGCATAGATCGAAATCAGGTTTCCCAAAGCAAGAGCAACGTTCTTTTCATTGCCAATGCCGGCAGTCTTGTATTGACGCTTGGCGATGAAGTCAGGGGCAGGCTTAGACCACTCGGTTTCCGAGTGCAGAACGGTCCAAAACGGGTCTACAAATCGGCGGTTGTGGTCAAGACGGAAACGGTCGAGCGCATAGGCCCAAAGGTTAGCCAGGTACTCGGATGCAGACTCATAGGTGCTAAGGTTGCACTTCTTGTCCTGGGTGGTGTTGTACTCGGCAAACTGCCTAAGCACAGTTTGAGAGAACCGGAATTCAAGCCGCCACACATCCTGATCAGGGTTCCAGAGCGGTTCCCAGTCATGCCCGAGCTTACTTGCCCATATGCCGTGGAAGTAGTCGATTTTGTCGTGGGCAATGATCTCTTTCGACTTGTTGTACAACGCAGCCTGAAGACTGGAGACCGTGCCGAAGGTGTAGGACTGACCACGACCATAGACGCTGGCCACTTCGCCGGTGGTCACTTCAAGGGACTGAAAGCCCGAACGATCATTAACCCGTTGAGATCGACAGGTTAACCGGCTGACAAAATCAGACGGGGGTGTCCAGCCCTGCCAGTCGGTTGCGATATGAATGGCAACACCACAGGGGGACGGAGCTACTACAAACCAGCCAGACGCGAGTTCATCCATCTGGTGTTGCAGTACATCAGGGGACTGATCCCTGATCAGCTTGGGAGATATCTCAACCTTGCAGTGACTACCGGCACGGTCAGCTGTGGTGTGGTTGTTCTTCAACAAGATGACAACACCGAACTCGGCATTCTGAAGCAGGAACTTGAAACCTGCCTTGCCACCACGCCTAAGCCGCCACAAATGCCCCTGGTACTCCACGACTGGACGATGCTCAGCCTCTAGCCTTTCCTCAAGCCCATCCAGCACATCATGGTTCAACATGCCGTTGTACAGCTGCCTAACCGTATCAATGGATGTGTCGATAATGCGTACTCCATGTAGGTCAACGAGTTCACCTGAAGGCAAACAGAAGTTACGACCGAACTCGGAACGCTCAAAATTCTGATCAAAACGGGTCAAATTTTCTTTTTTCATCATCTGCACCTGAATAACAAAGGGGTATTGCGTAGCAACAACCTGTTTTATGTATTTATTTGAGACGTGCTACAGGGCCGTCGACGGTAGCGCTGGCAACGTGGTCGGTTGCTCCACCTGTCGCCCCTCCCTCGCTGCCAGCGCAACGCAGGAAATCGGGTATCTTTCTTGCTTAAACTCGATCTCAGCAGAGCAGGAGCCGCGGGAATGAATGCGGTAGCCCATTTGCTGGATATCGCTGCTGATGTATTCCTGGGGTTGACCATCGATCAGGATAGTCAGGACGTAGTGGTAAATATGAAGGTCCGAGCGTTCCAGGGAACCGGATATCCAGACCTTATAACCGGCGAGGGGACCGGAATCTACACTACCAGCCGGACGATCTGAGAAAGCATCCACATCACGCAGACGAGGATCAACAGCCGGAGGAGCATTCGGCCGAGCAGGCGCAGGATCGGGCGCATCAGTTGGTACAGCAGCTGGAACGGCAGGCGTATCAATCGGCTGAGCAGGTGGAACAGTGCCAGGACCCATGAAGATCTGTAAACCTCCGCTGGTGATTCCGTAGACGGCTGCAGAAACGGAAATACCCAACGCAAATAACACACGAGGCGATTTAAACAGGTTGAAACCGTTGAGCGTTTGCTGGGCTTTTCCGGTTCTGGTGGAGTCGTAGAGTCTAAAAACCAGAGGGTTAACCCGTTTATTTCGCACGACGTCAAAGTCTGTTGCTGACTGTCCGTTTTTTTGCGCATCGTGATAGCCCTCCCGGTAACCCGTGAACATGGGACCTAACAAGGCCCTGTTTTTGTGTTTATAGGCACCTTCCGTTGTCTGGCGGATATCCTCGCGGATGGATTTGATATTCGGTGCCGTCAGGACGATGTCCCAGTTAAAATGACGGTGCATTTCCCAGGCTTCAACCCAGTTCGCCGGACGGCCATCCGCCGATGCCTGGTCGGGGCCACCCGGATAATCCAGCGCGTCGAAGTCCTTTTGACGCCATGCCTTGGGGAACATCACGCCTGATTCATCAAACAGGCAAAGCGCCCCCAGTGGCACCCAATGAAACCAAGTGGCAATTTGGTAGCGCCCTTCCCGTGTGTCCGTGTCGATATAGATCACATCGAAGGAATCAGGCACGTCTTCCATATTGAGCATTGTGCGGGCACGATCAACGCCGCGTATGTTCGTAACGACAACGCGGCCCGCATGGGCTGCAGGTATGAAGTAATCAGACATGACACCGGCGGTTTTATATGAGCCGTTCGAGCCATGGTGAATCGTGATCGACATAATCAGAACCCCGGTATGAACCTAAGTACAAATTTCGTAACGGCTGAGGATAGAATGAAATTTATTCCCTCTGGGATTTTAAGATAAGCTGCGATAGAACGCGTATCAGAATCAAGCGCACCCCATGCCTGGTTCAAGTATGTTGAAATATTTAGGTCATTCATTAGCTCTTTCGCAATACCCCAAGCAAAAGGAATAGCATTTGCAATGAATGCGATATATCCAATAACTGCTTGCTTAACCATGAATGCACTAAAATCGGTAAAAAATCCGTATTGACCAGAATCGAGCCAGCCCGTAATAGAATCTAAAAAAGCATGCATACCATTTACGACTTCCATAATCACCTCAGTAAAATCATGATTCCAACGACGATGCATAAAAACAGAATAACGGTGGCCAAAATACCCATTGCATCACTATATTGGGATAAGCAAACATCATATTGCTTACCATCCCACGAAATAAAAGGAAAACAAGGGAGACCACTGCCGCCGGAAAGTGACAAATCGAATGTTCTTTTAACATCTGCCTGAGTCTGTGAAATAACATCACTCAGATCCTCCCAACCAGCTTCTATTTGAGTATCCAACTTATCGAGATCGAAAAATCCTTTAGCATTATCAGGGATTTCTTTGTAAACGTATTCAGCACATTGAATAGCCTTAGGATTATCACGGCAAAACTGGGCAATCTCAGTGTTACCTTTATCAGCAACGTTGTTACCAGGCGTACCAGGATTTTCAGGTTCCTTGCATTCCTCTGTTTCAGGATCGCAGTCTTCAGGATCAGGGTCGGGCGGATTTACAGGACAGCTAGGGTCGGTTGCAGGATCACAGGGTTCTGGGTCTTCGCCACCATCGTCACCCCCTTCAGGATCAGGACGGGAACCTTCAGGACACTGGGCGTTACTGGATACAGTACCGGCAAAGGTGCCATCATCGTAATAACAACGCTGCTCATCTGGTTCGGGTGGTTCACCAGGATTCTCGGGATCATTACCCGGAGTCGGTTCCAGTTCTGCGCCTGTATACAAACAGGTGCCGATATAATTAACCAGACCGTTTTCATCAGGATCAGTTGTCGGTGCGTAAAACTCAACCTCGCACTCACACCCATTAATAGAGTAGGCAAAGGGCATCGTGACACCCTCATATAGCTGGATTTCAATCCCGGCCTGTGTACCAGGTTCAGGGCATTGTTTTTGGTAACAGGGTGAAGACGGATTAAGTTTATCATCATCAGTACATAATGATTTCAATATTTTTGTGTTTGTACCGTTTTTGGAAAAATGGCTAAATTCACCACCATAACAAATGGGCCAATCATAACTTATATTGCATGAACCATTTTCATTACTAATATTTTTTTCAAAAACCGATGTGTTAACCTTATGATCCTGATCACCACATGAAACAAGAGTTGAAATGAAATATTCCGCATAGGCATCACATGTATCTTGAGCACTATGACCTTTAATATCTGGATTGGCACTGGCATAAAAAAAATCATCAGCACCGAAAACCAAAACCGGAATAAACCCAAGCATGAACGCAAAAAAATGGGCTAAAACCAAATTACACCAGTAAATGGAGAAGTTCGGTCTTAGGTAGTTAATGACTGCACGCATAGACACACCATTTAAAAAGGGGACCGAAGTCCCCCTTGTTAAACGTACCAACCAAGCCGCATCCCTGTTACAAACATTGATGCAGCGAAAGCACCTAACAAAAGGGACCAGATCATCAGATCTTGCGGATCAAGCCAATGATCAAGCCAACCCCAGCAATCGCAGCGACAGCAGCGATAACCAGAGTACCGGTACTGGAAGCAGCATCACCTGCGGCCGAAATCTCAGTACCAACGGCAGCAACATCAATCGCAGCCATTGCCTGAGAACCTACGAAGGCTGAACCAGTCGCCAGACCAGCACCCACTTTTTTAGCCATATTTTTAATCATCGTAATTTCCTAATTTGTGAAACAACTAATCCTGTTGCTAACCCGATAGCAAACAGGCTGAGAAAACCGACAAAACCCAATCCGAATGAGTCGCGGTCAAATCCCCCATTCAGCAGCAGATCAATGTTCTGAACTGCAGCGCTGCTAAACAGGTAGACATCGGGCACTAAGGAAACAGCATCACAGGTATTGGTCGTGCTGTTCCAGGCAGTGCAAATCAGTACATCAGCCAAGGTCGTCAACCTTAGCGATATTGAGATTCAGGGAGTCCAGATCGATTGCATCAGGTGATAGTCCAATCACTGCCATGTCTCCTTATCTACGCGTCACTTGCCATAGCCAGCCTGTGCCTCTTGCGCCGTCCGGTCGTGCCTCGCTACGCGAGACCCGCCGAACCGAGGGCGCTGGGCAATCAGGCGGCAGCCTTGGCAGTGAGCGGTTTAATAGACACGACCTTGAATGCCATCTTCTGGCCTGCACCCTGCGTAGGCTGTGCGACGATCTCGCACTTGCACGGCAGGAAGTCGCGGAGCAGGTCAACCACACCGTAATCACAGGTCAGCTTCATCAGCTCAAGACCAGCGCGGTCAGGGTTGGAGCCATCGGTTTTCTGGGTTGCGTAGATGGAAGCACCTTTGTTGCCGTCCATGTCGTAGCGGCTTGCCTGGATAACGTCAGCGGTCATGTTGATATTCATGGTTATTCCTCAATCAGTTCAGTTCGCCACATTCAGGGCATTTAACGGGGTATGCAGTCGGGACAGCGATCAGTGCTTCACAGGAGCAAACAGACCAGCGTGAAACCCGACCGCCAAAGGTCCACAGACGACGTGGTTGGTTAATCATTTCGGTGGGAACCGGAGGGCATGTGCACTGTTGTTGTCCACAGACCAAACACAGGCCCATTACCTCAGCCGGTTTCACCAGTTGGCGGAGACGCTTATTCATGGGTTCCACCAGTAAAATTAACGTCAGCACGAATGGCACTGACGCCCCCCTCAGGGGTGCAGCCCTGAGCTGTAGCGGGAGACGGTACGGAAACGTCGTGGTCACGCTTCCAGAGAAAGAACGAGCTCATGTTCATCAAGAGGCTTAGTAACTGGACCAACGCAGCGGCGATGGCTGTACCAATCCAAGAGGCAACCATCATGATGAATGGATGGTCAGTCTCACTGATGTAGGCGATGTAGGCCGTAGAGCACAAGACGTACATCAACAAAAGAATAAAGGTCTTCATGACAGCGCTTCCGATTCGGCTTTAGGTTGCTCTGCGGGACCACACCCAAAGCCTTCAGCCAAGATATGAGCGGAGTCTATTGCCGCAACAAAGCCACGTTGAAACGCATTGAAAAGCGGGTTTTCTGGAATCCGCTCGGGTAAGGGTCTGCCCTGCTCAAGACTCCAGGCACAGAAACGAAAGCCAACTTTAGTGCCGTCGAGAAAGGTCATCAGATCGACTCCTTCTCAAGCAGCTGCTGGGATAGGAGAGCGACGTTGATCAGGCGATGCTTGCCAATGCGTTCAGAGGGGAGGTATCCGTTCTCTATCCAGCCTCGGACAATGGACTGATCAATGCGAATCCAGTCCGCGAACTCCCGCCAAGCCATCAACGGCGGCACGGGGGCCGGTGCTGGTGTGATCGGTTGTTGTTCCAT